CCACCCGGAGATGCCGCTAGAATTAACGAATTTAAAGCTAGACTGCTTGCCACTGCAGGCGATAGAATTGTTGATAAGATTATTCATATTGCCCTCAACGATGAGCATCCCGGTCAGATGGCGGCTTTAAAGATGTGTGCTGATCGAGTATTACCGATGTCCTACTTTGAAATGGATAAAGGCACCGGTGGAAAGAGTGCAGTCAACATTACTATCACTGGTGTAGGTGGTGAGACAACAATTATCGGTGGAGACACACCGGAGGGAGAAGTGTACGAACATGAAGATACCACAAAATGTTAAACGGATTCTACAAGGGATTATCAATAACGAAGGAGGCTTTCAAGCTGACCCTGATGACACTGGTAATTATGCAGGGTCTCGTCTTGTTGGGACTAATTATGGAATTACTCCCGGTGCTCTTGCCGCATATAAAGGTGTTGACGTATCAGAAATAAGTCAGGCTGATATTAAAGGTTTGACGGAAGAAGATGCGATGGAAATTTACGCTCAGGACTATTACTACAAGCCGGGCTACGATAAGATTCAGAATGATTATCTGCAAGAAAATGTGGTAGACATGGCAGTCAATGCAGGGGCACCTCGTGCAACTCGATTGCTACAGAGTCTTGCCGGTGTTGACGAAGATGGTGTCTTAGGACCTCAAACTCTGCAGGCAGTCAATGATTCAAGTATTAATACAAATGACTACTCCACGGAGCGCAAAAGATATTACTTGGACTTGGTAGTCAACGATCCCGTCAAGAGTAAATATTTACTTGGATGGGTCAACCGAGCAAATAAGTATATTGTTAGAGACTACCCAGAAGAAGGTGTGATTCCCTTGGACATCGTAGCACAGGTGGACACAGAAGTGGGAAAGTCATCAGCGGCTCTGCCTGAAGCGTCTGAAATATCAGCACGAGCAGAGCCGACATTGGCACCAGAAGAAGAGATAGCATCGCTTGCATTTAATCCAGACATGTTTACCTCCGGTCCAATTGTAGAAGAGTATGCTGACTACACATCGGTGGATAATCCATTTATGACTCAGAAAGTATGACAGACTTAAAAGTCGAGTTACTACCTTGGCAACAAGAGGTCTTCAATGCTACCGAACGATTTAAGGTGGTAGCCGCAGGAAGACGTTGTGGTAAATCTCGACTGGCGGCTTGGATGCTTATTCTGAATGCATTACAGACTGAGAAGGGGCACGTGTTTTACGTTGCTCCAACTCAGGGACAGGCTAGAGATATTATGTGGGGTGTTCTCTTGGACTTAGCACACCAAGTAGTTGCCTCATCGCATGTCAACAACATGCAAATAAAACTGATTAACGGTGCAACCATATCATTAAAGGGTGCGGACAGACCGGATACTATGCGAGGTGTTAGCCTCAAGTTCTTGGTAATGGATGAGTATGCGGACATGAAGCCATCGGTGTGGGAAGAGGTCTTGAGACCGGCACTTGCGGATCAGAAGGGCCATGCACTTTTTATTGGGACACCAAAGGGAAGGAATCACTTCTACGAGCTTTACAAGTACGCAGAGCTCAGTAAAGATGAGACGTACCGTGGATGGCACTTTACTTCGTATGATAACCCTCTGCTTGATCCGGAGGAAATTGATACAGCTAAGAAGTCCATGTCATCGTATGCGTTCCGTCAGGAATTTATGGCAAGCTTTGAAGCACTGGGCTCAGAAATCTTTAAAGAAGACTGGGTTAAGTTTGACGAAGACGAACCAGATGTGGGTGACTACTATATAGCAGTGGATTTGGCAGGCTTTGCAGATGTTGCGGTTGCAACGACAGCCAAGGCTAAGCGATTGGATAAGACCTGCATAGCAGTGGTCAAAGCAAACACCGATGGTTGGTGGGTTGCTGAATTAATTTATGGGCGTTGGGATATTAAAAAAACAGCGCACAAGATATTCCAAGCAGTGCAGAAATACGAACCGGTTGCAGTCGGTGTCGAAAAAGGCTCATTGCGGAATGCAGTCCTTCCTTATATAACTGACCTTATGAAAGCTCGTCAGAGATACTTCCGTATTGAAGAGCTAACACACGGTAACAAAAAGAAAACTGATCGTATCGTGTGGGCATTACAAGGTCGCTTTGAAAACGATCAGATTAAGCTAAACAAAGGTGATTGGAACGAAGAGTTTTTAGATGAGCTCTTCCAGTTTCCTAATCCTTTGGTGCACGATGACTTGGTAGACGCATTAGCCTACGTCGATCAACTTGCACAAATTAGCTACTATGTGGACTTTGAAGAAGACGACTTTGAATTTACGGACAAATTAGCAGGATACTAAAATGGCAGAAGAAACCAACATTATATCCCAGAACGTAGAAAGCTGGGTAATGGACAAATGCGAAGAGTGGCGAGACCACTATCGCTCAAACTATCAAGAACGCTTTGATGAATACTATCGTCTTTGGCGTGGTATCTGGGCATCAGAAGATTCTTTACGGCAGTCTGAGCGTTCTAAGATTATTAGTCCTGCTTTGCAACAAGCTGTCGAGTCTTCGGTGGCAGAAGTTGAAGAAGCAACCTTTGGTCGAGGTAAGTGGTTTGACATTCGTGACGACCTAGCCGATCAAAACCCCTTCGACATTCAACAAATCAGAAATCAACTCCAAGAAGACTTTGAATACAGCAAAGCCCGTAAGTCTATTGCAGAGTGTATTCTTAATGCGGCTGTCTACGGCACCGGGATTGGCGAATTAGTCTTGGAAGCTACCGATGAGCTCAAGCCTGCAACACAACCTTTGATGGATGGGGCCATGCAAGCTGTCGGTGTGATGGCTGAGGAACGTTTTGTAGTTAAACTACGTCCTATTTTGCCGCAGAACTTCTTGATTGACCCTGTTGCTACAAGTATTGACGAAGCTCTTGGCGTTGCTGTAGACGAATTTGTGCCTATGCACCAAGTCGAAATGGACATTGAGCGTGGTTACTACCGAGATATTGACCTAGATATCGCTTATCAAGAGTCTGATCTTGAGCCTGATCGTGAATTACAGATCTATCCAGAAGATAAGGTACGTTTAACACGTTACTATGGCTATGTACCAACAGAATTATTCAATGAAGCCCGTGAAGAGGACGATGAAGAGCCGGAAGATACAACTTCAAAGTACGTTGAAGCCATTGTAGTCATCGCTAACGGTGGTCAACTGCTTAAAATAGAGAAAAACCCCTACATGATGCGAGATCGTCCGATTGTGGCCTTCCCATGGGACGTAGTGCCCGGTCGTTTCTGGGGTCGTGGAGTATGTGAGAAGGGATATAACTCTCAGAAGGCTTTGGATACAGAACTTCGTGCACGTATCGATGCGCTTGCATTGACTATCCATCCAATGATGGCTATTGATGCCTCACGTCTACCACGTGGCATGAAACCAGAGGTACGTCCGGGTAAGATGATTCTTACAAACGGTAACCCATCTGAGATTTTACAGCCATTTAAGTTTGGTGGCTTAGATCAAACATCGTTTGCACAGGCTCAAGCACTACAACAGATGGTGCAAATGGCCACCGGTGCAATTGATGCGGCAGGTATTCCCGGAAGTATTAACGGTGATGCTACGGCGGCAGGTATTTCAATGTCTCTAGGAGCTATTATCAAGCGTCACAAGCGGACTTTGATTAACTTCCAAGAGTCTTTCCTACTTCCGTTTGTTTCGAAGACTGCATGGCGTTATATGCAGTTTAACCCAGAAATGTACCCTGCTCAGGACTTTAAGTTCTTACCAACAAGCTCTCTTGGTATTATTGCCCGTGAGTACGAGGTAACACAACTTGTACAATTGTTGCAGACTATGGGTCAAGACTCTCCAATGTACCCAATGCTTGTACAGGCAATCATTGATAACATGCAGTTATCGAATCGTGAAGCTATGATTCAACAATTGCAACAATCAATGCAACCTAATCCACAAGTACAGCAACAACAGCAAGCACAGTTTGAATTGGCTGTGCAAAAAGAGCAAGCGGCTATTGCGGCCTTGCAAGCACAAGCACAAGAATCTCAAAGCCGTATTCAACAGAATGCTGTGGAGACTCAATTGTTACCACAGGAAGTTGAAATCAAACGGATTGCGGCGTTATCTAAGAATCTTAAAGAAGGTTCCGAAGATGATGCTGAGTTTGCAAGACGGGCTAGGGTAGCTGAATTGTACTTGAAAGAACGTGAGATTGCAAGTAAAGAAAAAATTGTAGACAAACAAATGAATCAAAGTCAATAGAGGGGTTGACTTTTTCATCAAAGTATGATAGAATAATACTATATAACAAGCACCGTAAAGGAGAATGCTTTGACACAAGAAGAAGAAAAGTATTATGAAACATACTTTGATTTGTTTGCCTCCGATGGTTGGAAGCAATTTGTAACCGAAATTACTGAAATCCATGATGGGTACAAAATTGAACACATCAAGGATGACAAAGATTTAAGTCGTATCAAAGGAGAAAGAGCTATGCTTTTCCGAATGATGCGGTTTGAAACAAACATTAAAAGCACATACGATCTAATCAAGGACAAATTAAATGATTAGACGTTATGACTTTAAATGTACCAAATGTAACCACATTGAGGAACAGTGGGTAGATTCTTCGGATTCTTATGCTACGTGTCCTGAGTGCGGTGAAACAGCGAAGCGGATAATCGCTCCGATCTCTACGAAATTTGAAGGCTTCGGTTGGCCCGATGCTGATGATAAGTGGGCAAGAGATCATGAGAGAGCCGCTAATAAATAATACTTCCATAATAGCTTAATGCTACGGAGTTTAATATATGGCAAAATTTATTGACGAACGAGAAGAAGAACTCGAACTAAACGAAGGCGAAGAACTATCAAATTTGCAAGCACCTGAAGAGGAAATTCTTGAAGAAACGATAGAAGAGGAATCTACGGAGGACTCTGTTGATGACGAAGTACCTGACAAATATCGTGGTAAGTCTGTTAAAGAAATTATCACAATGCACCAAGAAGCTGAAAAGCTTGTCGGTCGTCAGGGACAAGAAGTCGGAGAATTACGCCGAGTTGTAGATCAGTACATTAACTCGCAAACCGTCACACAAGAAAAACAAGCCCACAATACGACAGCTAATTTTAGTGATGAGGACTTCTTTGAAAATCCTCGAGAGACAATTCAGAACTTTGTAGACAACCATCCGTCTGTTAAGCAATCGCAACAACTTGCATTACAGCTTAAAAAGGCAGAGGCGTTAGCAAAGTTAAAAGCTAAACATCCTGATTTTGCAGATGTTTTAAAAAATGAAAAGTTTGCTGAATGGGTTCAAGGCTCAACAATCCGGAAACGGTTACTTGTGCAGGCCGACCAAGAATACGACTTTGATTCTGCTGATGAATTGTTAAGCCTATGGAAAGAACGCTCTGACGTTGTTAATATGACTGTTGAGGCAGAAAAGAAACAACGCAAGCAAACTTTGAAAGAAGCTTCCACAGGTACATCTCGTGGTTCTGGAGAAAGACCATCTCGTAAAGTTTACCGTCGTGCTGATTTATTAGAACTCATGCAAAGAGACCCAAGACGTTACGAATCATTAATGCCTGAGATTAGGCAAGCGTACGCTGAGGGTCGTGTTAAATAGCTATTAGGAGCTTATCATGGCTAAAGTCGCATATCCCGGAGGCAGTACCTCCATTGTAAACAGCACTAATGCTGCTACATTTATCCCAGAACTGTGGTCCGATGAAATCATCGCCGCATACAAGAAGAACCTCGTTCTCGCTAACCTCGTCAACAAAATGTCTATGGTTGGTAAGAAGGGTGACACTCTGCATATTCCTAAGCCTACTCGTGGTTCTGCCACAGCTAAGGCGGCGAACACTGCGGTCACCATCCAAGCTGACACTGAATCAGAAGTACAGATCAGCATTGACAAGCACTTTGAATACTCACGCTTCATTGAAGACATCGTAGACGTTCAGGCTCTTGACTCAATGCGTCGTTTCTACACTGACGATGCAGGTTATGCGTTGGCACTTCAGCTTGACGATGACTTGTACAACCTTGGTTTGCGTTTCGGTGACGGTACTGCTACAGAC